TACACTCAAACTCTTTAACAAGATAGTTAACCTCCTTTTGTGCTGATCTTTTGAACTTAACAAAATCTGCTTTAGTATCATCAAGGAACTTTCTGTATGAAAAATCTTCTCCATAATACAAATCGTTCTCAGGTATATTAGATGCTGCTGTTTCACATAATGCATGAATAACTTTATTATCAATAATAAGTTCATCAATATCTAACTCAGGTAATTCAAGATATACATTTTCTCTACCATGAGTATTTGCAAGATTCTTAAGTGCTTCCTCTAAACTCTCAGCAGTTTCTGATACAACTTCTTCTGATAGGTCTATGGATTGAGAACCAGTACCACCTATTTGTGTTTCAACCTGAACAGGTGCTTCTCCTTCTTCTTCATTAGCATCTTCGTCATCATCTTCATCACCCCAATCATCCCAAGGTGAAGGTTCACCGTCTCCAGAATTACCAGAGAAAGGCATTGATTGTTGAGATTCTTTTTCTTTCTCCTCTTCTTCTTTCTTCTTCTCTAACTCACCCAAAACATAATCAAATATTTGTTTTGATACTTCTAATACTTCATCAAATGTCTCACATAAAGAAACTTTGTTGACATAGAACATTTCATCTGTTGAGAAAGGAATGTTGTAGTGTGTTCCAATCTTGAACTGAAGATTGATTCTGTCAAGAAGATTCATTTCAGAGATATCTTTTTGCTTGACTTGGAAGAAATCTTTCTTGTGTAGTTCCGTATATCCTTTGTAAAATGTTTTTGCAATACCTTCATAACGTCTCTTCATCAATTTCTCAATACGAGCATCCTCAACAATATTCACGATTGAAGGATTCATCTGATAATCTTTCCACCACTCTCTATCTGGTGTGTAGAGTGCGTGACCAACTTCGTGACTTACCAACATATCAATCACATCATCAGTTGTGTTCTCCCACACAGGTAGAGTCAACACTCTTGATTGTACATTGAACTGTGCTGTCTCTACTCTCTTGTGCTCTACAACTAAATCTTCAGTAGCAAGTAATTTAGCAAGTTGTGATTTGATTTCGTAATTGGATGTCATTGGATCTCTGTCTGATATACTCATTATACAAAGAAACCCTACCGTTGGCAGGGTTAAGTAGACACTTTATCAACTGTCTACGTCTTTCTCTTGCAGAGCGTAGAGCTTGTGGTTTAAGTTTTCGTTTCTTCTCCTTCTTGGAGTGATGTTGCCAGTTTGGTATTGTCATAATCCTCCTTGCCAAAAATTGTCTGTAGCAGGTTGCATGTTTCTTGATACCAAATACAAACTTATGTTAGTTAAGAACCAAAGAATATTTATGATCCATGTCTGTTTCCAAAGATACTTTCGATTCGTCTCTACTATAAAAATATTTCTTTCATTTCCGGTTGGTCTTACTACTTGTTCTAATACCAATGCAACCACAAATCCGATTGCGTAGATGTAGAAAGCAAAGTTAAGGAAACTTGATGTTGTTATTAAAAATGGGATCATTTGTTTTTTGTACTAAGATTTTCTGGATTCTTGTGAGACGATGGATGAGAAACCTCTCAATTTATCAAACTTAATCACACTGTCGAACTTGTCATGCAGGTCAGACTTATGTGAAATCACAAATATATTTGCATCACGAATGACAAACTTGATAATCTTAAGAAACTCATCAGTTCCAAAACCATCAAGTGAACTATCAAATACCTCATCCATGATTAGTAGATTTGTATTGACAGAGTTCTTGACTCTGGCAACTTCTCTCCAAGTGAATAGCAATGCCAAATCAATACGCATCTTTTCACCTTCACTAAAAGATGAATATGAAAAGTCTTCATGTATTGGAGATTTCACTGTTTCACTAAACTCTTCATCAAGAGTAAAGTTAATATAGAAATCCATCATCTGCAAGTAACGATTGACTTGTGCATTGATGTATGGAAGGTATTTTTTGATTATTTTAGTCTTAACACCATCGTCTTTCAAAAGTGAATATGCAAAGTCATAATGATAAATGTCTTGCCTCTTGACCGATAGTTCATCAATGGTGGTGTTTAGACTGCTTTTAAACTCTTCTAATTTCTCATTCTCAATATTTCTGTCTTTAAATTGTTTGGTAATAGTTTGAATTTCTGATTCAAGTTCTCTGATCTGTCTCTGGTTGAGAGAGATGTGAGTATTGTTTTGAGAAATGTCATGGTTGAGTTTCGTAATCTCCTTTGATAGTTTTTTGAATTGACGTTCTCGGTCTTGTTCGGTCTTGATGGATTCTTCAAGGTCATTGAAACCTTTTTTAAGTTCCCTCGCTTTAGTTTGAACGTCAGCAATTTTATTTAACCGAAATGATTCTTCTATCGGTTGTGTGCAGGTGGGACAAACCGTATTATCTGTGAAAAACTTATGTTCTTTTGTAATGGTAGATACTTTATTTGAAATTTGTCCTTTAAAATTGTTCAGTTTGGACAGTTTTTTGTCAGCACCTACAAATTTTTCCTGATCCTCTATAAGACCAGTTACCTCAAGTTCTAAATCTTCATTCGCAGACACACAATTATCTGACTCAGATAACAATTCATTTATCTTATCATGATTTGATTTAATTTTTTCCTTTCCCTGATCAGAGAGTTTCTGAATTAAATTATTTTGCAGTTCAATCTTGTCTTTGAGATTCTCTTTCTTCAAATCTAATGATTTAATTTGTTCTTTCTTTGTGCGAATATTATCCTTAATCAAATTATTCATCACTGAGAAGATTCGTATATCTAACAAATCCTCA